ACGGACGTTCTTGAACTGTACGTCCAGAGAGAGGGCGGCACGAATGGCACGGTCAACAGTTGACACGCTTGCGGCTGACATCCAGGCGATGCTCGAAGAGTACGGCGAGGATGTTACGCGGCTGACGAAGGCGGCCGTGCAGCAGGCCGGCAAGATGGGAGCCGAGGCGCTCAAATCAAACTCCTCGATCTTCAACGGCACGAGATACGCGTCCGGATGGAGGTCGAAAGTCGAGGAGGGCAGGATGGGAGCCAAAGCGACACTCTACAATGCCAAGGTCCCGGGGCTGCCTCATCTTCTGGAGCACGGACACGCCAAGAGAGGCGGCGGACGCGTGAGCGGGAGAGTACACATCAAACCTGTCGAGGATGAGATCGAGAAAGCATTTACTCGCGAACTGGAGGCAAAGCTATGACATTTAAAGAAGTTTCGGCAATGGTGGCCGGCATCGGGTATCCGTCCGCATACTACCAGTTCCCGGAAACAGGACAGCAGCCTCCGTTCATCTGCTTCTATTTCGACGGGAACAACGACCTGATCGCGGACGATTCCAACTACCAGAAAATCGAACACCTAATTATTGAACTCTACACAGAACACAAAGATTTCGAGGCCGAGGCAGCGGTCGAGTCCGTCCTGAGCACCGCCGGCATGGTGTGGGACAGGGACGAGACGCCGATCGAGTCCGAAAGGATGTACGAGGTCATCTTCGAGATGGATGTGGTCATCAAAGGAGAAACAAATGGCGAATAAGATCAAATACGGCATTAAGTCGTGCTACTACGCGCCGATCACGGCATTCGCGACCACCGGAGCGCCGACCTACGGCACACCGGTCGCAATGCCTGGCGCGGTTTCGCTGTCTCTCGCGGCGCAGGGTGAGCAGACGCAGTTCTATGCGGATAACATCGTTTACTGGGCCGGCGACAGCAACAGCGGTTACCAGGGCGACCTGGAACTCGCAAAGATCCCGGATTCCTTCAAAACGGACATCCTCGGATTCATCGCGGACGGCAACGGCGTTCTGGTCGAAGACGCGGGAGCGGAGAGCAAACACTTCGCGCTCATGTTCCAGTTCGAGGGCGATGAGAAGGCAACACGCCACGTCATGTACAACTGCATCGCGTCCCGTCCGGACACTGCTTCCCAGACGAAGGAGGCGTCGATCACGCCGGTAACCGAGAGCATCACGATCACGGCGGCGCCGGTCTTCAACGTAACGCTGAACAAGGACATCGTCAAAGCAGAGACCAACAGCGAGACGCAGGCAACCGCATACAACTCGTTCTTTACGACGGTTTATGCGCCGACGGCACCGTCGGCAACAACATAAGGAGGTAATGATGAAGGGGACAATCCTGATCGGATCTAAAAATGTGGAGATGGCTGCAAACGCAGCCTCTCCTTTTGTTTATAAACAGGTATTTCATGAGGACCTGCTCATCGCGATCAATAAGATGGACATGGCGAGCCCGGACGTCAATGTGTTCGCGCAGCTCGCGTTCATCATGATGAAGCAGGGAGAAGGCCTGCAGATGGCCGACCTCATGAAGTTAACTAAGAATGATTTCTACGCATGGCTCGAGGACTTCGAGCCGCTTGACATAGTGAGGGCGATCGGGGACATCTCCGGACTCTACTTCGGACAGACGGTCGCGATGTCGGTCCCAAAAAACGAGGGCGAGTGACGGATCGCCCATACACAACGGCTTTATATCTTCTCCGGATCGTGGAGCTCGGGTTGAGTCCGTCAGATCTCCCTTTATTTGAGTACGGAACGATCCTCGACCTCATGGTCGAAAAGGGGAACGATGACGCGGAGTGGACGCAGGTCGCTACGCAGGAAGACATGGACAGGTTTTAAACATGGCAGGATCGAGAATCAAAGGCATCACAATCGAGATCGACGGTCAGGTAACAGGGCTGCAGAAAGCACTGGGAAGCGTCAACAAGGACCTGAGGGATACTCAGGCAGCCTTGAAAGATGTCGACAAGCTCCTAAAACTGGATCCGACGAACGTGAACCTCCTGAAGCAGAAGCAGGATCTCCTGAAGAAGGCGATAGAGGACACTAAAAAAAAGCTCGACACTGAGAAGGAAGCGCTCCGCCAGCTGAAGGATGCGGACCAGACTCCGGAAGTCAAGGCGCAGATGGAAGCCCTGGAGCGCCAGATCGTCGAGGACGAGCAATCCTTAAAGAGCCTGCAGGGATCCATGCGGGACTTCGGATCCGTGGCAAAGCAGGAGCTGCAGGCCGCGGGGCAGAAGCTGCAGGAAGTCGGCGAAAGCGTGACAGACTTCGGGAAGAAGCTCGCACCGGTCTCCGGAGCCGCTGCCGCTGCCGGCGGCGCTCTCGCCAAGATGGGATACGACGCCATTACAAACGCGGACGATCTGAACACGCTCGCCAAGAGGACCGGCTTCACAACTGACGAGATCCAGAAGATGAAATATGCATCGGATCTCGTGGACGTATCGTTTGAGGACATCTCCGGAGCGCTGACAAAGGTCAAGAAGAATATGACCGGGCAGCCGGAAGCGTGGGCAAGGCTCGGCGTCGCAACGACGAACGCGGACGGATCCATGCGGGATGCTACGGACGTGTTCTACGATGCACTGGAAGCGCTCTCTAAGGTCGAGAACGAAACGGAGCGGGACCAGCTCGCGATGCAAATCTTCGGAAAGTCCGCGGACTCGCTCGCCGGGATCGTGGATGACGGCGGCGCTGCTTTAAAGCAGTTCGGACAGCAGGCGGAAGACCTGGGACTGATCCTGGATCAGGGCACGATCGACTCGCTCAACGCGACGAACGACACCATCGACCAGCTGAAGGCGCAGGTCGCCGGCACGATGGCGCAGGTCGGAGCGGATGTCGGGACGATCCTCGCGCCGGTCCTGGAGAAGGCCGCGGAGGTCATCGGGAAGGTCGCAGACGCGATCCGGAGCCTCACTCCGGAGCAGGAAGAGATGATCCTGAAGATCCTCGGGATCGTGGCAGCGGCTGCACCGGTCATCATGCTGATCGGGCAGATCATCAGCGGAGTCGGAACGCTGGTATCCGCGATCGGGATGCTCGCGTCTCCTGTCGGGATCGTGGTCGCAGCCATCGCGGCACTGATCGCGATCGGCGTGGCATTATATCAGAACTGGGACGAGATCTGCGCCTGGGCGGAGGACGTCAAGGACCGGGTCGTCGAAGCCTGGAACAACCTGAAGGAGAAAGTCACCGAAGCGGTCAACAACGTCAAGGAGAAAGTCACGGAAGCCTGGAACAACATCAAGAGCAAGGTCTCCGAGGCTGCCGAAAACATCAAGAGCACGGTCTCCCAGAAATGGACGGACGTGAAGGACAAGATCAGCTCCACGATGGACACGGTGAAGTCGAACGTCTCCTCGAAGCTGGACGCCATCAAACAGAAGTATGACGAAGCCGGCGGCGGGATCAATGGCATCGTTGCCGGAGCAATGGAAGGCGTGAGACAGGTCTGGGAGACAAAGTTCCAGCTCATCGACTCCATCACCGGCGGGAAGCTGACGGACATCAAAAACAAGTTCACCGAGAAGCTGAACGGCGCAAAGGATAAGGTTCGGGAGATTATCGACAGAATCAAAGGCCTCTTTAACTTCTCCTGGAGCCTTCCGAGGCTGAAGCTCCCGCATGTATCGATTTCCGGATCCTTCTCACTGGTCCCGCCGAGCGTTCCGCATTTCTCAATCAGCTGGTACAAAAAGGCCTACGATGACCCGATCATGTTCACAAAGCCGACGGTCATCCCGACGATGTCCGGGCTGAAGGGATTTGGGGACGGTAACGGGGCCGAGGTCGTTCTGGGCCTCAATAAGCTCAAAGAGATGGCCGGCACGACGGTCACCAACAACATCACCGTGAACGCTCCGGAAGGAATGAACATCCGGCAGCTGGCCGACGCGGTCGCTGACAGGATCGAGTTCAAGACGCAGCAGTCACTGAGGGCTTTTGCATGAGAAACTATTTCACATTTGACGGGATGAGGAGCATCGATTACGGCGTACTCATCTCCGGAGAGGCCACCTATAACGCGCCGGCGCGGGACATGACACCGATCACGGTCCCGGGTAGAGACGGGATCCTGACGATGGACAACGGGCGGTTCCTTCCGATCGATCACACATATCCCGCCTTCATCATCAGCGGATTCGACGCAAATATTAAGGCCTTCCGGAATGCGATGATGGCGCGGCGCGGATCATTGCGTCTCACCGACACATATCACTCCGATGAGTTTTATCTTGCCTATTACGAGGCCGGTCTCGAGGCGGACGTCACCCGCTTAAAGAGCGCCGGCTCTTTTGATCTTACATTCA